GGATGATCCACCTTCTGTACTTGAAGGGATTTGACCAAATTCTCTAAAGTCTCCATCTTTAGAACAATACTCCCGATTAGATCTTGGTGAACCACGAGCGATTTCGATATGGCATCGAGGGAGTAATCGATCCTTGATAGTTTGGAAACGATATGCCCGTGTAAACATGATATATCCTTGGAGGTGTCGAGTCCCTGACTCTCCAACCTCCCGACCAATGATTGCATATTGCGACTCATTGTCTGCAGTTCTGACAATACTTTCGTAGTCATCTTCAGAATAATTATTTAAAGTAAAGCAATAGGCTTTTTTAAGAGGCATATCGAACAACAAAAGAAACTTTTTATTTATAGACAAAAGTTAAGGGGGAGGGGGAGGGTAATACTAATCCTCCCCCAATCCCCCAATAATATTACAATATTTTATTACAAGTGGGCAGCTACAGCCGAAACGCTAACGCATTTCAGCGCCGCTAAATTATTCATAAATTAATCTACTTCGTCAGCACTAAAACTTGTATTGTACGATACTGTCACACGCACAACTTCCGCCGTTGCAGGCGGGCCTTCTGTATTATTAGTTTGACTAATAGTATACATCCAATATAGCTGATTTCCATTAGATGTATTAAATATTTCTTTATCTATCTTCTGTGGCCTAAAACGCCACGTCATATCAAATGGCCGTGAACCTGGAATAAGCATAATCTCACGCATATCCAAAACACGACCAAATCTAGCAAAATCTTGCCAACAACTTGGGTCCCACTCAAGAGGTACTGGGCTTGAAATGGTCAAGGCCGGATTAGATTTAGCCCAAACGGCCCAACATCTAATTCTTACAGCATCATCAGTTGCATTCGAAGAAAAAGTTATCCTAGCTAAACCACCTCTAAGCACAATAGTTTCTCCAAAAGTAGGAACCGCAGTTCCTTCATCAATAGGTGTAGCACCACCAGCAGTAGTCCAAAAATCACCAACTCCATTAAACAAAGCACGATTAGTACCCCAAGTAGCTTGTACAGTATCGTTAGGAGTCGTAACATCAGCACTAAGAGCAGCAACAGACCTATAATGTGCCTTATAAGCTGTATCTCTCCATAACCACCTACGGAAGGTAGACGTACGCACTTTACGGGATCTAAATCCATTATATGCGGCCTTACCAAACTGTGATGATCTAGAAGTTAAAGACCTTGTTGCTCCAGTTCTACGACGCCGTGAAGATTTAAACTTACCATTACTACGTCTCCGACTAGTACGAGTAAATGGGGCATTAACACGTTTTCTTTTAAAAGCCATAGATAATTAATCGTCCGGTTTCAATTAACTTTGTAATCGTTTGCTCTAGTATTTATAGATTTTCTGGGTAACCGGTTGTCGGCTCCACTAAAGTTCCATTTTAATTTATTATGAGGGGGTCAGTCCTTTCTTTCCTTCCCCCCGTTATCCCCCCATCCTATCTATCCATATAATTCATATAATTTTACTCCACATCCAAATTTTATTAATTAAACAAACTCTGAAATTACAATCCTGCGTAATAAAGCAGGTAACTGAGGATGAACCTCAGACATATCTAACACACTATTATTATCACCGTACCTAGTATGAACAGATTTAAACAACTGTTCAGGGTGAAAATTACTAGTAATTATAAAATTACAAGCATAAAGCGGTAACATACCACCTTTAGACTCAACCCAACACTTATACCTATCAAACCATCTTAAAAGATGATTGATATCAATACACTGAATACCATAATCATCAATTATAACATCTGACTCCAACATGTAACCATTCCACCATTTTGTCTTAGGTTCCTTCACATACGCATCTGGAAGTTCCTCGTGAGCCTTGCGACTTTTCCCTTTTCCTGGCTCTCCATAGTACCATCGGACACTAATATCGGGTCGTTCCACGCACCGCTGGATAGACAAATGGTTTCGCAACAAGTTATGTCCGGAATAATACCACGTTCCGGGGTTTGCATCAGCGAAGTCATTAAGTCCAGCTCTTCCTCTGACCATCGCATCTCTAAAGGATCTAGCGATTTCATCTCTGGATGATCCACCTTCTGTACTTGAAGGGATTTGACCAAATTCTCTAAAGTCTCCATCTTTAGAACAATACTCCCGATTAGATCTTGGTGAACCACGAGCGATTTCGATATGGCATCGAGGGAG